TTAGTATCTTACTTCGACAAACACGGCACCCGGTGCGCCTGTGCCACCGCTGCGGGCACTGGGCGTGGATGGCTTGGCCCCGCCACCGCCACCACCACCGCCATACCCAGCCCCGGCATCTCCATTTTCTGAGCTATTGCCGCCGCCTGACAGGTCGCCGCGGCCACCCATCCCGCCACGGCCAAACATGGTGCCAAGCGGCGTACCACCTTGCCCACCTGACGATCCGGAAGTAACGTATTCACTGGGAGAACCTCCGCCAGGGCCGGTAAAGTTCTGGTCGCCACCTGTGGCCGTGCCCGCCCCCGTGCCTCGGTCGCCATCCTCGGCAGCAGCACCCGCATTGCCGACAACTGCCGTGGTATGGGCGAACTCGGCCTTGCTGGAATTGATTGTTACCGTAATTGAAGCGGCAAGGTCAGACGGCACAAACCGCTTGATGGCCACGCCGCCGGCCTGCCCGCCTGCGCCACCGCTGTCGCCATCATCGCCTGAACCGTTACCACCAGGCCCGATCGCGGTGACCACGAACTGCCGCGCGGTTGGATAACTTGCCTTCGTGAATGTCCCTGATGACGTGAAAGAAACAAACTCATCCGCTGGAACAGACGCGGCCAAGTCTTCTGCCAGGACGTATCCTGTCGTTCCTTCTGATGCGTCATAAAAGGCAACGTAATCTGTTGTTGGATCTATCGTGCCAGCCGTCAGGCTTTCAAAGTTAAGCATCGACTTGCCAGCGCGTCTGGCTATCGAATCCCAATAGCGCGCGAAGCTCTGGTTGAACTGGCCATCCTTGCCGACAACTTCAGCATTGCGTGGCTGTTTGGGTATTCCGGTCATTATGCGTTGACCTGATCAACATCAGCATAAGCTGCAATGAACGTAAACGGACGCGCGGCGCTGAACTCAACGCGATACACCCTGCCCTTGTCCTTTGACATGCCGAGCCTGTTGGCCCTGATGCGGTGACCATATTCACCCTGCGCGCCTACGCTCATCTGGCGGCCACCTGTGAACGTATGCCCGCCATCGTCTGACCATGACAGAATGCACTCCGGCGTTACGTCTTCTGCATCCGTGTCTTCTGCATTGCCAACGCCGGTTTCAACATCGAGAAAGAACGCGTTATGTCGTGTCCTGTTTGGCCCCGCATGGACATAGTTGCTGGTCAGCGAGCAAATCAGTTGCTTGCCGTTCTCGTTGTACGTGGCATCATCCTGCTCGTACAGAATGCCGCTTGCCTCATCGCCCACCAGCGTCTTGTTAAACACGCGGAAGAAGTGCTTACCGCCCCATGTGTCACGGTCCTGAGACAGACGCCTAAACCATTTGCCCGCTGATGCATCGTACACCCAGCACCAATCTGGGCTGTGAATTTGCAGCATCTCATGACCGGCAAACGCCCATGTGCCGACGACAATCTTTGACTGCTCCTGTTTCTTGATTGTGGCCTGTATATCCTTGTGAACCGGCGCGGTGCCTATGACCTTTGCAATGGTGCCTTCCGACCTGACCGCGATGCCGTTCTGGTCAAGCCATGTGAGAGTGTTATCGAACTCTGCCCAACAGTTTGCAGCAAGAATACCGCGATTGATCTGCGCTCCAGGCTGCGGCGAGAATGAAAAACCTTCAGCCGCCGCCGAGTTGTAAAAGAACTCGATGCTCTCAGCGCCAAAATTCACAGGCCGATCAGAAAGAATGCCGCCAGCGCGCGTTTTGTCCTGCCTTGCTTCAGCCTCTGCAAAGTCCAGTGCGCTATATGCCGAGCCGTCATTGATTGCAGATTGGTACATTTCACCGTTGGTGTAGAAGAACACGAAATACCCGTCCGTATAAACAACACTGATCGGGTTTTGAGGCAAATCAGCGTCGGCTATCTCAGTGATAACGTCACTGACCATCAGATACCGCTTGCCACCGGCCACAATGGCAACTTCCACCGGGCTGGCCTTGTTGTAAGCCATGGACACAGTGTCAGTGCCGAATATGGTCCCTATGGCCGTCTTGCCCCCACCTGAGTTGATTTTGTAGAGCGTTTCGCCAAAGACCACGTAAAACAGGCTCTCATTGACAACCTTGCCCCCCCTGCACCCCTGCGAGTTGGATAGATCACTGAATAGCTTTAGCCCTGGCGTTGAGTAGATTGCATATGGCGTCTTGGCATCTGGCGCGGCCTCGACAAAGCAATTCACCAAGCCACCGGCAGACGCATTCTTGCTGCGGGATGGGCCGCTGTCAGGGCCAAAGGGTACGGGAATGATTGTCATATCAGACGTTCACATTATCAACGCTTTGGTTCCACGAACCGGGCATGTTCTGCAAGCCTTCGTCAACGCGCAACAGTTCCGGCCTGTGATAGTCGCCAAACAGCAGGGAATAACCTTCCTGAGCCTGCTTTACGGTTCTGGTGGACAACAAGCCATCACCACCGAATGCAGGGCTAACGCGCTCCGCAAGCAATGCCTTGACGCCCGCTATGTGATGATCAGCAAGCGGGAATGTGTCGGTGAGTGTCATTGTTGACCAGCTTATGAATATCTGCTTGCCACCCATCTGGTGCATCATGTCGTTGAGTTCAGTGAGCGTCACCGCGCTATCACCGGCTGATGGCGTTTCATTCTCGGCAATCACGCCGAGTTTCTGAAGCGCGCCGGTTACGATGTCTTGAATTGTGGCCATCTATCTGTTCCTTAACCAGTCGCCCAGCGACCCGTTGAATGCCTTCAGGCCGCAATGGCCCATTTTAATCTCAGGATCAACCCAGACATGACCGCCAATATCGCGCCACCGGATACACAAGGAGAAATCCTCGCTCAATCGTGCATTGTCGCGCCATAGCGGGTCACACAGCGCCGTCCACTTGCTTTCCTTGGCAAGCGTAGTGAGTTGCATCAATTCAGCCCTGTAGTGCTTTTCCATCTTGGTAATCATGCGCCGGGTCATGCGGACAAAGCCGCCAGGGACTGCCTCAACTTCAAGCAACCCCGTTTCGCTGTCTGCGATCAGGTCTTCACGGTCTCTCAACCACCTGATTGCGTATGTCTCTTGATCAATGCGCTTGCGGTAAACGCCAGCCACACAATCCACCGGATAATCCAGCAGCTTGAGCAAGGCTCCTGCCTGCCAGCACACATCATCGTCTATGAACACGAGGTCTGTTGCGTCCGAGTGCAGGAAAGCATCAATGATCTGATTGCGCGCCTGACTGATTTCAGTAGCGCAAGCCTCATCGTAAATTATCACCGTATCGCCGCGCTGTTTGAGCGCATAACAGTCGGTCATGAGCGACCGCATGGTTGCGATATGGATTTGCCATGAATAGGACGGAATGCCGATAAAAACACTCCGTCCCATAGTCATTAAGCCGAAGCCAGAATGCCGAGTTCTTCAAGCGCGGCAATCACAAGGTTCAGTTTCGTGATTGCCGTTGCGGCATCGGTTGCATCGACAACATTGGCCGGTTGATCCACCGGGGTTGCGCCGTAAAACCCGACAAGCGACGTAGCCGACTGACCGAGTACAGTTCCGGCATCATTGCCGTCATCAAGATAGTGTACAGCCATTGTGAGATTCTCCTGTAATGGCGTTTATAGGGAAAAGAAAGGAGGGCCAAAGCCCCCCAATCATCAACTTGTGCCTGAAAGGCGCGAAACAAGACGCGGATCAATCAGTTTGCGGCCATACAGCAGATCCAATCTCCATTTCGAGATGTCATTAACGCCATCGTACACAGGAATGCAGCGAACCGACATTCCCTTGTAAGATTTGCGAGCGCCGCCGACAGCACCCTGTGGCATTTCCATCGGCACCATTGCCAGCGCGAAAGCGTTCTTGCTGTAAACAAGGTTCTGCTTGTAGCCGGTGGATACTGCACCAACGCGAACAATCGCCAGACCATCAAAGCTGCCCGAATACGTCACGGTCTGGTGTGGGCCAGATGTGATGATAGGCGGGCTGATGGTAAAGTCAGAGTTGTTGGTTCCAGTGCCGTTAGTGGTGATACCTGATGTTACAACAAACTGTTGCAAGATGCCGGTTGATGCCTTGGTCTTTGGATTGACCATATAAACACCGGCGATGGTAACCACTGACCCGGTAGTCAGGGTTTCCGTGGTTCCCCAGTTGTCGGTTGCCAGTGTTTGGGTCCAGGTGTTTTTGGCTGTGTCATAGGTTACTTCCTGCGCTGTGCCATCTGTAACCGCACTGGTGTCAACTGCCGTACCATTAGTATGGGTAGGCACGACCTGCGACATGTAAATGCCATCAAATCCAGCCAGTCCTGTCAGCTTGCCTGTTTTCCAGGCGTCACCAACCAGCTTGTCACCGGCACCAAGTCCAGCCTGTGCGCCAACCATCGCCCAATAGTCAGATGGCGAAAGCACAGCATTGCGCTGAGACATCGGGACTGCCATTTCGTCGAGCCGTTCTGCTCCTTTCGTGAAGTCAGAGAACGAATTGATGGTTTGTCCAGCAGTACCAGCCCAGTTGTATGTGCCTTGATAAAACTGCTCAAGGCAATCTTGAGCCATCGTGTTGATGATATTGGTCATTGCAGGCTTGATAACCCGATCTGCCAAATCCTTGATGTCGAGCGTCAGGTCTGTTGAACTGAAACTAAAGTCAACGCCTCTCTGCTGATCGACAGTCAGAGTGGTCTTGCCTTCGATGACATCCTGAAGATCCATTGTTGCACCGGAGCGAACAGTGAAATCAGCGGGACGCCTGATTGAGATTGTGTCGCCAACCTTGTAACCGTTGACAGACTTCGAGAATTCTTCCTCGTAAGGTCGGTGGAAAGAATCCAAAACGCCAAGTTCGTTGTCCAGAACGGCAAGTGCCGCCTTGGCAACTACATCGGCTGTGAGTGTAGTATTAGCCATTGTAAAAAGTTTCCATCTATGGGACGCGGCGTTTCACAACGCGACATCTGTTTGAAATGACCGGTCAATTTCCTGACAGGTACTTGGCAAGCTCTGGAACGCTCATGGTATCGGGCGTTTTTCTAGCTGATGACCTGCCTTCGCCTATCGGCTTGATTGGTGCCGGTGCCTGGGTCACACGTTTCTGTGTCGGGGTTGAAACTCTTGCTTCAAGCTGCCCGATGGCCCTGATCTGTGCGTTTGGTGCCAGACGCGATATGCGGTCTGCTTCACGCGGGTTTTTCCCGAGGTAATATTGCACCTGTGGCCCAAAGTCAGAGTCCATGATTTCGTGCGCCATCTCTGGCGTAATGCGCAGCGCCGGGTTTTCAGCAACGGCATGGAAGTCAGGCGTTTCCGCCGCAAAGTCCATTGCTCGCTCACTGTGAGCCTCAGCCAATGTCCGCATAGCAGACTGGTCTGCGTCTTTTGCGCTTTCCTCAATACTGGCAGCTTGACGCTGTTCAATCTTGTAGGCAGCGAGGTCGGAAGAATACTCGTCCTGGTCGTCATACTTGCCAGGATCCGGTCTCTCTGCTTTGCGCAACCGATCCAGTTGACTGCGAAGGCGAGCGGATTCCCGCTGTTCATCGCGCCACTTCTGGTTTAGCTGGCTGATGCGCTCCTTGGCGCTGGTGCGATTTGGCTTCTTGTCGTCATCCGACTTGTTGGCCTCGTCGTCTTTGTCTTCAGCTTTCGCCTTTGCGTCTTCCGCTTCATCGCCGGGATTATCGCCCTGCTCTGCGTCGTCTGCTTCTGGCTTGGCCTGCGCGACTGGATTTTCAGTCGTTTCCACAACTTCTTGTGTCGTGGCTTCGTTTTCGTCCGTTTCGCTGGACACAGCGTCAGTTTCGTCAACCATTTGACGGTCTCTCCGTGAGATAGGGCGGTTCACACCGCTCCGATTAACGCGCTTCTCATGAGCGCGAATTTGTTATGTGCGCAACGTGCGCAACTATGCTGCTTTTGAAGCCCTGATATGAGGACGATTGGCCTTGACGCGCTTGTCACGCTCTCTGCGTGTTACGTGTCGAATAGCATCATTGGTCAGCAATTTTTCCGTAGGTATAAAAGGAATTGTGACGACATAAGCGCCCCATTCATCTTTCATATTCAGCGATACAAACCAGCCATCGTCATCACGCAACAGGTCAACCCTGATGCTGTTGCGTGAGGCATAATCAGATGCAGTGTCTGCAAACAATTGAAAAGAGTTCTGGTCTGTCATCTAGCGTCCTTTCCAAGACGAAAAGGCCCGCAACACCATTGTTGCAAGCTGCGCATTTCTGCGAAAAGTGTGTGTTTACTGTCCGTTCATCCCGGCGTTCACGCCCATTTCAAAGGCAGTCTTTTCGGTCTCAACTTCAGTCTGATCTATGTCAGCGCCGATCTGTTCAATCTTCGCGCCGGTCAACTGTGTTTCTGCCCGCGTCTTGCCGGTCTTGGCCTGCAAGTCGGCAATCTTGGCTTCCAACTCAGCGAATTGCAGGCGCTGTGCTGCCTCTGCCATCGGGTCAGGCGGGGGCTGTTGTGGCTGGCCTGCATTCGGGTCATTCGGGTCTTGTTCCTGCAACTCCGGCGGCAGACTTTTACGCATACGATCGGCAATCTTGTCCGCGCCGTTGAAGTCCAGATTGTCGAAGTAAATGTCACCGATCAACTGCATGAGGTTCGGATCTGATTGCAGCAGCATACCAAGCTGTTCTTTCGCTTCTTCACGGCTGGTTGAGTAACTTGGCCCTGTCTTGACGCGCACATCAAAGCGGCCCGCTGACAGGTCATTGATGATGATTTTCTGCCCGTTATCAGACATGACAACCTTGTTGATAGGAACAAATTCCTGTTGTTCGTCTGACGACATGGTGCGGATAACGCGCTCGCTGTCATAGATTTTAGGAATCAGGTCAATGAGGATCTGGCCGGTTCTGCGTATCGCCTGATTGAAGTTGTCGATAAACACATATGAGCCAACGTCACCCTCACGCTGGCGCGCCGTGATTGCCCTGCCTGACGTTTCGTTGCCTTGCTGTCCGAGCGATGATGCATAAATACCAGTGGTATTCATCAAGTCATCTTGCGCAACCTGAGCCTCTTGCCACATGGCAGTTGGTGGCGCTGCTGGCTGGTTGCGCTGCGGTGGCGCTTGCCCTTCAGTGTGGCCGTAAACCAGATACGGCAGGTTGTCCGTATTTGCCCGGTTCCAGAAATTCTCATAGCCCTTTACCTGATCTGCCGTCAACAACCAGGGTGCCTTTGGCGCAAGGGCAATGGATTCAGCCGCATGTGAACGCCAGTAATTGTAAAGCTGCTGCGGTGCCTTCGCGTCGCGGATCAGCGACTTGCGAATGACCTGGCCATTCATGGACATTTCCGATCCCATGACGGGAACAATCGGGATATGCTTGCCAGCCCAATCCTGCTTTTCTTCAATTATCTCATTGCCATTGACAACATACCGGCAGACTTTGTGTGACTTGGCCTTGCGCTCTCGCACGATACCGAGCATTGGAATGATTGACTTGTCTATTTCATCGAGCCTGATCGTCTGGCCGTCCTGCGTCATGCCGAGCAGAATATCAATCGGTTCCTTCACCCAATATTCAGCAATGCGCACAAAGTCACCATCAACCCAGTCAGCATAAACCTGCTCACTGCTCACACCGCTGTCAAAGCTGGTAATGCTTGCATCTGGATAGCGAGCCTTGAAATCGCGTTCCATGACCATCTCAGTCACAAAGCAGTGCATGGCGTCGGCGCGGTCAATCTCGTTGGCGTTGCCGTCCCAGACCACTGCAAGCGGGTCCAAAATGCGCTTGATAAAGATGTCCTGATCAAATGCGCTATCGTCGGCATAGTCAGTCACAATGCGCCAATGGCCAATGCCTGCCGTAATTGCGCACTCAGCGGCATGGGAGTAGACCGACTGGCCGCCTGATTGATACTCAATCTGCCTGATTGCACCCTCGAATATGTCAGACAGTTGCGGGTCAGTCTGATCGTCAACCGGATAACATTCGATTGCTGGCTGGCTTTGGCGTATGTCTCCTGAAACCTGGCGGATGAACTTTGGTATCTGGTTGATCGTGATGATAGGCCGACCCTTGGCCTTGCGATCCGCAACCACGGCTGACGGCCATTGATACTCACCGCCACGACTGAAGCGCATGTCTTCCAGCGCCTCATTGCGGTTTGTCTCATCGGCATCCCAATCATCGGTAAACTGATCAAGAATGTCTGTTATCTCTTTTGCCATGAATTATGGCTCCATCTATGGGTAAGCGGCGCAATCACTGCGCTGCTGTGTGCTGTTGGCTAAGCAGCCATCCAGCCGTCGCCCGACATCATCGGAGGTGACAGGCCAATCTTGGTATCTATCTTTCGTGCATCGCCGCGCGTCAGGCCGGGGAACAATTCGGTAATTGCCCAGACCAAAGCATCGCCACGGTTCGGTGAACCAATGCCCTGATAGCCAGTGGTTGTGAAACTCATCAACTCGTCTTCAAGCTCAGGGAAATAGCCAACGTGCTTGACCTTCCCTTGCTCGTACAGCGCCGAAATAGGCTCAGCACGGACAACCTTGCCGCGTGATGCTTTCACCGCCTTGTAGGGCGTGTTAGCGCGTGATGTCAGTATCGTGTGCTTGACCATTGCGCCGCCGAAGTTGTCTTCACCAACAATAATATCAGCATCGTGCCGGTCAAAGGCAGACGTTGCTACATTGCCCCATGTTGCCGGTCCTGCCTTCAATGTCAGGTCTTCCAGCACGTAAGCAACGCCATCTGTGCCAAGCGCCGCGACCACAACGCCGATTGCATCATGGTCAGGATTGTCATCATCAGCGCCAGACGGATCAACCGCAATCACAATGCGCTGATAGTCTGGCAGTTTGTCACCGTCGATAATCCTGTTGCGGTCCAGCGTCAGGCTTGACCAAAGCGAGTTCTCATTCGCCGGTATGAACTCACCAGACAGAAACCGCTTTCGATCCCGTTCCGGCAAGCCTTCAAGCTCCTGCATATAGGCTTCTGGCAGATTATCCACGTTGTGAAGCGGGTTGATCTGCATTGACGCGAAGTTGTCAGGGTGAGGCAATCCCGATCTGCTCTCAGGGTCAATGTGCTTTATGAATAGCGAATATGTCCAGTGCGATTGATTTGGCGGATTGCAGTCATAGAACATCTTGAGCGATAAACCGGCGTCTTGTGCCAATCGAGTAACAGCCATTTTACGCGCTGACCAAGGAATCTGCGAACACTCATTGAGGTAGATGGTCGAATACTCATTCCCTAGAATTTTCTCAGTGCGCTCTTTGTCATCCAGCCCCCCAATATAAAGCCTGCTTTCGTTCTCGAACTCCAGATACCAGTCTGTTTTGTCCAACTTGGTGCGCGAGCGAAGGCCAGGCCAACATAAGTCCATGACCTTCGGTATTGTGTCCTGCATAAGTGATGTCTTAGCGTGATTGAAACGAAACCGCATTGCAGTGTGTCTTGACTGCGGTGCCTTCAACGCTCTTGTGATGATCTGGCGTATCGTCAGAAACGTCTTGCCTGAGCGTGATCCGCCAAACAACATGCAGTGAGTTGCCGGGCCATTGAGAAGCAATCTGGCTTCCTTTTGGCGCGGTGTTAGCTCAAGCGTCTTTGTCATCAGCGTCAAACATCAGTTTCAAATCGCCAGTGTGCTTCACTTCCTGCTTGTCACCGTAAATTTTCGGCAACGCCTTGGAAAGCAACCACTTGCGAGTGTCAAGCCTCAACCTTGACCGTTGGACATGCTCGCCGTTCAGGACGTAATTGGCCTTGCCTTCGTCGTCTAATCGCTCCATCCAATCGTTTTGGCCATCGTCTGCAACCTCAAGCAATTCATCGGCCATAATGTGATAGCCAACCTCTCTTGCTCTTGCGTATTGGTCAGCGAAACCTTCCCTGTCGTCTTTCACCCATCCCAAAACAGTGCTGTGTCCAATGTCCACTGTTCTGCAAACTTCACGCAGCGTCATGCCTTGGAACAGGCCTTCGCATACCTTGGAGGCCAATTCTGTTGTGTATGATGACGTTTCACCGGATGGCATCACTTATCGCCTTTGATCAAGTCTGCAAGACCGCCCTTGACTGGTGGACATGAAGGCTTGCTGTAAATGTCATTGATAACGGCATCAAGCGCACGGCTGATAATGGCATTAGCCAGTTGCCTTTTAATTGCTTCGTCGTTCATCACAAATCCCCCGCGAATTGCGTGTCTGCAACTGACAGTGTGCCTTCTTCCGAGTAATCAAGTGCGCCTTCGGTATCCCAGCGATAATGCAGGTTTCCTGCCTTGGTTGGCGTGATTGTCACTGAGTATGTACCTGTTGCTGATCTTGTTGGCGTTAGTGTGGTGACAGAACCCTTTCGGCCAATGCGCCATTTGAACGTGATTGCACTGGCGTCAGTTGCAGCGCCGCTTACGGTAACAACGGTCTGGAGTGTTACTGTTGATCCTGGGTATATGCGTTGTGCTGTCATTATGCGCATATCCTTGAAGTGGTCAGTTTAGCCGCGTTGCTTGCTGTTCTGGTCATTGACGCGGCGATAGTGTGGCTTGGTGTCATGCTGGCGCTGTTGGTTGCAGAACTTGTCAGGTCAGGACACAAGCCCGCGATATCCTGGCCTGATAGTGTGAATGAGCCTTGGTCTGCCGTGAGCGGTAGTCTGCTTGCGATCAGTCCAGCCGTCTGGCCGTTTAGTGCGAATGCCCCATAATCGACAGCTATGCTATATGCGCCAAGTT